TCATCTTCCAAATCATTCGTGCTGGTATACGTATTAAAGGCCCGCGTTCTTTTGATTAGCGAGCCTTTATACAGTGCTTCAGGCATTGCAGCCCGAAGCGATGATACTGTCAATGCTATAATCTGATCTACATTCATGATCTCAATGCATTAACTGAATGCGCCATGTTATTCGTTGGCCCTGTATACGTGCCAAGACCCGCCAATAGTCGGATCAAGAAACTGGGTATACCCACCACAGAATTGTCTGTGAATTTAAGATCGATAGGTCCGACCTTAATACCTGAAACATTCGATTCAAACTGATTCAAGCCGCCGTTTTTGATCAGATACATCATTAAATAACAAGTGGCTTGCATCACAATATTCGGGATACGGTCAACTGGCAGCAGACGCTCGTCTGAATCATAGGCATCGTTACGAGGCCAGCGAAGAGCTTGCGTATCAGAACAGATTGTTCCGAACCAATCAAATTGGGAATCCAGCAACCGCGTAGCGTCTATTGCAGCGGCTTCTTTAGACGCAAGCAGTGTAGGCCAAATTCCTGTTGTCGTTTGGGATGCGAAAAAAGCATCAGCATACGCAATTGTTACGTAGCTGTCAGCTGCCGCGTCGCCAATGACCGTATTTAGAGCCATGATTACTTGGCAGGAGACTTAGTAGCTGCGGCCTTGAGCGAATTATCTGCTACAGGTTTTTCGTCTTTGACTTCGACCTCAGCTGCAACTCGCTCACAACCATAGAAAGTCGTCAAAACATTCTCGACTAGTTTCCCTTCTTCATCGTTCAGAGTGACTTCGCCGTCTTCAAAAACGACGCCGCCAATGAGCTGCTTGCCTTCGGATTTGTACAAGGTACGATATTTGATCACGGTAATACTCCAGTGGAATTGTAAAGACGAAACCAGCGGCTTTCGCCGCTGGCTAACCGAACTTAATCAGTAATACCCTTGACGCAAGCTAGACCGAGTTCACTGAACAGAGCCAGACCGCAATACATCTTGACGCGGGTGATGACTTCGTCCTTGGTTTCGCTGGTGCCGACCTTTTCAACACGAACGCCAGCGGCGTCCATTGCTGTAAGACCGGTCAGGCCATGCGTGCCGCTACCGTCGTCGAAAGTACCACCAAAGACCGTAGTGCAAACAGCACCTGACGTGCCTTGAACCTGATTGACCGGAATCCAGTCATTGCGGAACAGAGGAACATTGCGATAGGCCGGAATCTGTCGACCAGATGGAAGGGTAACAACATCGCCGATGCTGGCGCCGCCAAGACCACGCAGCAAAGCGTAGTACTTGCGAAGAGTACGTGCCGGCAACATGATATAGTCGACAGAGCCGTCCTTGTCCTTAACCTGATCGATCAGGGCATCCAACAGGTCAAAAGTGAAAGGTGCGCCGTTGGTCGCCGCCGAGATAACGTTCGCAGCTGGCATCAGAGTAAGCATGCCTTCGAAGGTATCCGACGTACCAAGACCATTAACCATGGTATTCTGGAACTGGCGACCAATCGACTTCGCTTTGGAGGCGACTTGAACAGCCGTTTGATCAGTGATATTGGAACGGGTTGCTTGAATCAAACCATTGACTTCGGCGTCGCCCAGCAAAGTAGTCAGAGCAGCTGACTTTTTCGTGAACGTTGCAGGCGCCTTAGCAGTGATCGTGCCGCCAACACCCAGGAATTGGACGTCGCCAAGAGCGAGTTCGCGATTGTACGACAGTGCATTACCTTCGATTTCGGTGAAGGGCATGACTTCGAAGATCGGATTGACTTCAACAACTTGTTCAATCACGCCGGCGAGCAGCATGTCTTGCGTGAGTTTTGCGGCTTCGGCTAGGGTTACGGTTGCCATTTTACATCTCCTTAGTGATAAGTTATTTACCCCTCACCGAGGAGTGCTGAATATCATAAACGCCACCAGACGTTTTGATTGTTTACAAGATATTTTAAAGTTTATGATGACCCATGTACATATTTTAACTCATGGACCATGATAAAAGGGCAAAAAATAAGCCGCTGGAAGCGGCTTATTCTTCGAAACTAAATTATTGCAGCGCAGCAAGACCTGCAGAGATTTTCTGCGTTGAAGTCCTTTTCTCACTCAGATGGTTATTAACACCTGTATTCTGACGACGACCTTGAGCGTTACCGCCAACGGATTCACCAAACAGATGGGGTGCCTGCTTCGACAAAGTGGTAATCCACTCTTCGACGCTCATCGTGTTTACGCCGTCTTTGCCGTATACTGGTTTGCCATCGGTATGCGGAACAGCTTTACCATCAACGATTTTGAAGGTAGTTTTAGCACGAAGCATCACGTCATCAACAGCCGTTGGCAACACACCAGCTTCAAGTGCTTTGACACGAACGGCAGAGTCGATAACCAAACTTTCAAGTTGCTTGTTGGAAACTTCGAGTTTTTGGCCCAAATCAGTAACAATCGTAGAATGCTCTTGTTGCATCGAAGCGATACGCGACGTAACAACTTCTTCGATCTTGCCAGCGTCAACAAGTTCTTTGTCGGTTACTCGCTTTTCAAGACTCAGTAGCGTATTGTATTTTTTCGGATCGATACCTTTGAATTCTTCAGCCTTTTTCAAAAGATCGATATTTGTTTGACGGAATTCGTCAAGTTTTTCGCGAGGAACAGCGCCTTCGACATTCAGACGGAATTTTCCGCCTTCGATTCCTTCGTACAACGCGCGATGCGGTTCGGCAACAACGTTAATATCATCGACAATATATTTAAGCATGGTATTACTCCTTTGAAGTGGTTGATTGATTTGTGGTCTTTCCGGTTGCTTCAGAAACTGTCTTTCGTACTGCCTCTAAATCCTTAACACGAGCTTCTATTTCCAACTTCACTTCGGAATCTTCGGCATCAGGATTCAAACGACGACCCTTACGAAGATTAAAGATCAGTGTATCAAGGCCGATAGCACCTTCAATATAACCATTAAACAATGCTGTCATTTCCGCTGGCGACAAAGCAACATCCATGAAATCAATGTCTAAAGTTATTTGAACTTCGTCTGGGTCTTCTTTCAAAAACACGGCTATTTGTTTGTACACAACATTCAACGCTGTTTGAAGAGCTAAAATAACCGTTGTAAGAGATGCGGTTTCAGACATGTATCGCATCTTAACTGCATCAGTCGATTCAGAACCTCTGGTACTATTATCTAGCAATCTAGCTGACAGCGAAGCCAGTTGACTCTGTTTTTCGCTCATAGCTTTTTCAAGACTTTGCAAACCTTGACCTGTAAATTCAAGATACTTTGCGTCAGCTCCTTTTTCTGGCAAAATCAAAAATTTAGTCGATCCAATATATAGATCAGTGCTAGCATCTGCTCCCATAACTACAGGAGTTGGCAAACCTGTAAAATGTCGACCATGTTCAAGATCAGCGCTTGACAAATAATGTGAGATATTAATGTTCGCAATATCCAACATCATCGGTTTACAATCCATTAAACCAAGTCCTACAGGATTGACAGCAAAGAACGGAGTTTCTTCTAAAGCTATACCAGAAATCGTCGGCGTTATAGTGACAGCTTCTTCACCATCTTCGTGCAAAATCTGTGTATAGATTCCGTCAATCATCCTAAGTTCACGATAACGAATTCTTTGTTCGATAGTATACTCGTCGATATACTTATCAAAAACTTCTTGCAACATCAAAAATTCAAGATCGCTGCTGTCTTTATCAAAACGCCAGTTAGTCATGTCTTCAGCGGCGTACATGGCTATGTAGGGTTTGCCGTCTCGACCCCAATCAATCAACATGCCAAAACGACTTTGGAGTAATATCTCATTTAAAGCCGTAGAAAATACCTCCATAAACTGCGGCGATTTAACACCCGTAAATAGATACGCCATCGAGTCCGGGTATTTTAATTTAGCAGGAGTCATTGTAGCCATTCCAACCATTGCGGCTACAGATTTAGATGTTATAGAGTAAAACATTGCTCTATTTTTATAACTCTTATAATCAACGTCACTCTGACCTGTCAATTTCGGTAAATATCTTACGCCGGCGGCTTTGATCGCATCTTCACCTTCGTAAGCATCGCGGCATTTCCGCCATTGGTCTGAGCGTTTTACATATGTCGGATGTTTGTTATCGATTGACATGATCAGGTTCCTTTAATATTTCCAAGTTTCAATTGACGTTCAGCATTTAATAACCGATACCGAATAACGGCCCAAATATGATCTTCACCCTGCGTAACAATATCTTCGACATTCGACTTGTCGTTTTCAAGATTTGGAACAGTTCTAATCGTGTGATGACAAGTTGAGAATACAAAAATTCCAGGCCGTTCCATTGGTCTTTGTGCAGACGCGCCTAATCTAGTTCTCATTAATTCAACACCACGAATTCTAGAACCTGGAGACTTGTCACTTCTAATGTAAATTACATCTTGATCGGCCATTTCATCAGCAATACTACGACGACCAGGTTCACTCGAAAAAATAGCATTGTCAGCTGGTCCTGGTTTTACAAATTTACCCCAATGTTCGTCATCTTCGCCATTCTTAATTCTTTTAGCCTGAGCTTCAGCCGTCAATCTCAAACCTTCAAACCGTTGGTTTGCCAAGTAGCATTCTTTAATGATGAATATTGATTTTGGTTGAACCCAGCAAATATCGCCAGTGCTATCAACAAATTCAGAACCGTCAGATTCGGCGAACCACAAATTAGCTGCTGGCGCTGATGATCCATAGTCATAACCTCTATCTATTCTCCAAGAAGGTGGAATATTGAATGGATCAACAACGTGATATTTAGCTCGCCACAAATCAGCGAAACCACCTGTCGACAGACACTCCCAATCGCCATCGATCATTGCCGAAACAGTTGCGCTATCGCCCATACCACGAACACGTCGAATGTAGTCTGGGTCATTTCGCAGCAAAATTTTGTTGTCAGTTAATTTCGAAGGTACATATTGACGAAGCATCCCACCCTCTTCTGCAGGTGCTTCAAATACTCGACCTTGTCCAAAATCAACAAAGTTTGACTTGAAGTAATGATGCCCAACGCCGCCAGGATTCGTCACGTATAAGATTCTTGGAAATAATCCCTTCCATTTATCTGGTACGTTCATCGAACCAAGACGAACACGTGATCTTAAAAACCTAACCATTAATGGCGTAAAGTGTGTAGCCTCATCTAAAATCAGAAAACCTATTTGGGCGCCTTGATGAGCATACACGTCGCTCTCATGCTGAGCATGCGCAAGTTGAATTCTACTACCATTCCAAAATGTGAAAGAGTAATCTGACTTGCTGTAAACAACATCGCCAGCATCGATTAATTCATGCAGCATTTCCAAGTATCCACCAGGCGTATGGATATGGTTAGCTAAAACTTCTTTGAAAGTCCTACGAAAAAGATAAGTTATTAAGCCAGGAATTTCCATGCAATAAATGATACTTGCGACTCTGGCCAAATAACTTTTGCCGCCACCAAGTGCTCCGCCAAAAAGAACTTCACACGCACTTGTTGTTAAAGCTGTTTTCTGCGTTGGGTATAATTTGAAATCAGTAGCCATTAACTACGGCATCAACGGTATTTTGAATCAGCGCTTGCTGATTTTGTTGTAGTATTTCAGCATCTACTACGTCAGTATCATCGAACAAGGAAACAGAAACGCGTCTAGTATTTTCAAATACACCACGCACTTCCAATGATTTCAATTCAGGTTCAACGTATTTTGCAATAACACGGTGGCAGTCAAATTCGAGACGTTCGTCTTCCGTACTGTGTGCCAATTTTGCTATTGACACAAGCGGATGATATTCAGGATAAAAACGTCTTATCTCATTGAGGACATTCGACGTACTCATAAAAACCTTTTATGTATCAATATTCAAATTATAAACTAAGAATTAAGTATAGGATTAGTTTATTCTGTGGTTCCATGATCTGAATTTTCGTTAGCCCTTATCATTGATCTAAATAGATTGGCGATCT